TTCTGAGACATTACAGGCTTGATTCTCTTCTTCAAAGCAGGACACTGGTCAACCATCTCAACTGCTACATCAAATACTATTGAAGCTTGCTGCCTGTCTGAAGCACATCCATAAACTTCCGCTCCCCATTCACCATCTCCGCAAGTAAGGTAAAGTGCGATCCCTGCTGCAAGCTCACTTTTACCATTCTTTTTTGGAATTTCAACATATGCAGTATTATATTGTCTGTATCCGTTATCTTTTACGGTTCCAAAAACATCTCGTATTATTTTGTCTTGCCAAGGCAGTAATTTAAATGAGACTCCTCTCCAGATTCCCTTTGTGTGTTTTAGAAGATTTATGAAGTCAACAGCATGATCAGCTTTTGATTGGTCATACATTACTTGCCACCGCCCTTAAAGAGCAACAACTCCATTTCATCAGATTCCTTGTCATCATCATTTGCAACAATTCTGCTTCTTGAAGATGGAGTAAGACCAAACTGCTCGCAAAACCTGTTCATGATTTTCAAGTATGTCTGTGCAATTGACACCTGCGGCACTTGTTGCCAATATCCCGAAGGTGTTTTTACTATAGTTCCATGCTTTGATATAAACTCCTCTGCTTCCTTCCATCTTGCATAAGCCTGGCAGTATCCTGCGAATGCGGCCATATCTATCTCAGTGAGTATCCCTAGCTGCTCCATTTGCTTAGCAAGCCTCTTCCATTCTTTTTTTGCCTCTTCTTCAAGCCATGAAGGACACCTTGGCGCTTTCTTATTAGGCTTAGGCTCGTTTGTATTAAGCGGTCTTTTGCCTGGATTTCCTTCCAAGACCTTAATAGCTGTTGGTGTCGGTTTTCTTCCTCTTTCAGCCATAGGTATCACCTCCTTGATATATTTGTACATGAAAAAAAGAACTCCTTATATTAGAAGTCCCTCTTTTCATGATTGTTTTCTTTGTTTATCCTTCAATTCCTTTATAGTTGAAATTGCCTTTTTTTATTTCTTCACGTTCTTTGTTTACCGCATCCTCATAGTCTGCTCTTTCCATCTCATCCTTCTTGCAATCCATGCAAATGCACTGAGTGTTGAACATTGACATTGTTCTTCCTCCCTTTAGGCTCTTGCCACACCTGTCGCAGTTTTCTTGAGTAAAAAATTTATCCATAATTAATACTTATACCTCTCATGCAGTTTCTTGTCTATCTCAAGCAGGTTTTCCGACAATGTAGCCCTTAGCGTTTCAATTGGAAAGTTGTTGTCAATGTAACCTTGCCATATTATATCTAGGTAATACTTTGTAGGCTGTGCGGGCATATCGTGATATTTTTCATCCATTACATAGACAAAAGCCTTCACTGTTTCTCCATTGAATTTATAAACTTCTACTTCACATTTGTAATAAAGTCTGGGATAGCCTTCATATATGTCCAATGCTTTCTCACAGTCTTCTGTTATATTCCATAAAATCACCGGAACCCTTCCACCTGTATGTTTCTCTATGTTTGCAACACCTCTTCCGCTTCCCCTGAATGTCAGTCTGTAGTCTTTCAAAACTCCGATATCAATTGGTGTAGCCTTTGGGCATCTCTTAAACATTTGGTCAAGATTCAGGTTACTACCATAAGCAGCATATCTTTTACCTGTCAACTTATACCTCCCCTTTCTTCAAGCCTTCTGAATGCACTGTTTCCTTCAAGTTTATCAAGAAGTGTTTTTCTTACATCCTTGTAGCTACTTCCCTTCATTCCAAGTCTTATAAGCCAGGTTCTGAATGCAAACTTTGGATTGTCGTCTTGAACTAGTTTATATGATGTTCTAAGCTGTTTCTTTGCACTTTCATTGATATGTGTTGCCAATACTGCAAATGCTGTTATTTTTTCAAACTCTAACCTGTCTAATGGCAAGTTGAAAGTATAGATATTTTTGTCAAAGTCAAAACTTATACCCTTGCATCTTTCCCTGCCGAGTTCCTCAATAGCTGCCTTGAAATCCTCAATTG